AAATCTTTACTTTAGAGTTAGTACTTTGTATAATTAAAAGTTGTTGTATAATATGTACAAACTAAAACTTACTACTATTTATGTGGCACATCTCTATTTGATTAATATTTAGATGCTTTGGTAAAGATCCAACCCAAAAAATTGCTTCTGCTAAATCTTCTGCAGTTAAAGCATTATCTTTTTTTTCTTTTTGAGTATCAATAGTTGCTGGACAGATTTCTGTAATCTTAATACCAAATTGAGGAAACTCAAGTCTCATCGTATCTATTAAACCTCTTTGTCCTCTTTTGGCATTTGTATAATTTCCCCCTCCACGATATGGTATTTTTCCACCAAAGGAAGTCATAAAAATAATAGTTGGAGACTCTGATCTTTCCATGCAAGGAACAAGTAGCTGAGATAAATACATAGGCCCAGTAACATTTATGTCATAAGCCTTTCTAAAGTTTTCTGGAGTTTCATTTATAATATGAGTTGGGCTTGATCCACCACCAGCATTATTCACTAAAAGGTCCAATGTAATACCTTTATATTTTTCAAAGAATATCTCTATTGCCTTGGAGTCTGTTATGTCTAATCTGTAAGCTTCAACATTATCGGATACAATCTCAGAAACTTTGGACAGGTCTCTTGAAACAGCAATTACTTTATATCCGTTTTCAGACAGGCGTTTTACTGTTGCTAGCCCTACACCTTTGCTTGCTCCAGTTACAATTGCTGTTTTCAACTACATACTCTGATTCTTGTTAAGCTCCATATTGTTATGAATCCAGTGACCAGGAATCATGTATTTAAACCCAGACTTTACGGTGTGTGCTGTATGAAAATACGGCGGAAATGCTGGAAATATAACAACGCTATTTGCTTTTGGTTTTAACCCAAAATCAATTGCATTATTTACAACAGATACATCATAGTCTAGGTCTACTGCTGGAGCTGATCCTTTAGAAAAACCATCAGTGTTTGTCCAGCCACCGTCATAGTCCTTTAGTTGAAAAGATATTTCTCCACCTTCACAGTCATCATTTAAGTACATGACTAATGAATATCTTAACGTTTTATCTCCATCTAGTTGATCAAAGTGAGCACCCATACCCATTCCAGTATTATATTTTTTTATGTTAAATGTTGGAAACAGTCTTGGCTCATCAAAGTCACCCAAAGAAGAAGCGTAGTCTTTGCAAACGTTATACATTGTAGTCATAATAGCATCGTATATATACTTACTTTTTTCCGCTACTTCTCCGCTAAGTTTATTTATTGCATTAATATCAAAAGTTTTTGTTTCCCCGTAAATAAAAGATTTATCATTAGAGGCGGTCCAGAGGTTCCAAACGTTTACCCCTGACTCTGTGTACTGCTCAAGGGTGTCTAGCTCTTTCCAAACTTTTTTAAATGTGTCAAAATCTTCAATAGCATCAGTATAGTAGTAAGCCTTTGGGTCTAATATTTCTTTATTCATATGCATTCCTCAGTATCTATTTCTTATGTAGTGATTAGCTTCTTTTATAAAACCAACTAGTACATATCTAACTGGCCCGTCCCCTACATGTCTTACTCCGTGCTCATACTCTTCATTGCCTGGAAAAAATAATAACGTTCCTGCTTTAGGCTTTATCTCTATATTTAAATTTGGGAAAAATAGCTCACCATCTACATAGTCATCATTAATATATATAATTGTAGCATATTGAACAGATGGGTCTGTATGTTGATCTGTATGTGATTTTAGTTCTACCCCTGCCTGCATTCTTTGTATTGTTGAAAGTCCATCTAATGTTAGACTTGTATCTGATTTAATTACCATTGAGTTTAGTATGTGGTGTAATTCAGGATATAATTTATTGCCTGATATGCTAAGATTTTTATCTTTCCAGTTTTGAGTAATTTCAAATTTACCCTCTTTAACAAGATTTTCTATGTCATTTCTTCCAAACTTTCTCATACAAAAACTTTTTATACTTTCAAAATATGCTGTCTCCCAATCTTCTTGAGATGCATCATTTATAATATTCCATAAAATATCTATATGCTCTTTTGATAAAAAGTTTTCAATAGAAAATAATTCTGGAGCAATTTCTGTAAAAGAGTATCCATTAGACCTTAACTCTTTTTTAAAAGACTCAATCATTTTTATTATCCTCTATTCTGTATCTATTACCATCTTTATCTATCTTATACCCTTGTTTTAAAACATTTTGCCATGCTGCTTTTTCAACTTCTTGTTTGGCTCTTGTTTCTTTCATTTCTACAGCCCAAGCATCTCTTAGTTCTTGTGAATATGCATCTTCTTCACGATCATCCCAGAATGAGCCTAGGGTATATCTAACTCCACTAGTTATAAGAGTTACTTCGTGCATATTGTTAAATCCCCCGTCAAATGCAGCAAGCATTCCAACTTTAGGTTGAAGGCTTATGTCTTGGTCTGGGAACTGCAATATGCCTCCTTTAAAATCATCATTTAAATATAAAAACGCTGCATAGCGACTTCTTGTAAAGGCACCAGAGTGACCCTGGTCGTCTGTGTTGTCAGAATGCTTTCTTGCATATGCTCCTGGCTCCCACTTTTGTGTATGATAACCAATTTGGCAGACTATCTTGGGATCAATATCATGAACGCTTGCAACAGCCTCTACGATTCCTTTTTTGATTTGTGAAAAAATGTCAGAAGGTAGGCCTACTTCAAGAACATATTCATCATTATCTTGTGGCAGAATAGAAGAATAAGATTCGTAAAAAGATATTGGCATCCATGTAATTTTTCCAACTTCTGCATGCTTATCTAACACGCTTACAAGTTTGGCAGAAGTTTCTGCATCTAAAAAGCCTTCGTACAATACAATGTCTTTTGTTATTCTTTTTTTATTGTTTAGGTTCATGGCTTTCTGTCTCCTGTATGCTCTGTAATTTCCCAAAAGAATGGGCAGGTATATCTAATGCCATTCTTGATTTCTGTTACTCCATGGATATAGTTTTTATCCCCTGGGAAAAAATATGCAGCACCCTTTTTAGGTTTAAACTGAATTCCCTGTAAAGGAAAATATAACTCTCCACCTTCATAATCCTCATTTAAATAAAACAAGCTTGCAATGTCATAGTTAGGAAAATCATTTGGAAGGCCAGCATCTGGACCTTCATGAAGCTCTTTGTCTGCATGAGGATTTTGAAATTGGCCTGGAAGCCACTTAACGATTGTTGTTCCTGTGGGAACAGCTTTTACGTTATAAAAATTTTCAATAATTGGCTTTAATCTTTCAAATAAACCCCTAATGACTGGCGATATATTTGGATCATTTTTATCTAAAGAAGGCTGAGTTGCAACCCTGTCTTTCCAATAATCTGAATCATATACTACTGTACCATTTTCATTTACATGACTTTGTGTTACATCCCAAATAGTCAAAGACCTTGCAGATTTTTCTAAAAATAATATTTCTTCTTCTGTCATAAAGTTTTCTAACTCTACTATCATATCTTTGCTATCTCCAAACCAGCCCGAAGGAGTCAAAGATGGCTTTCTGATTACAATGCTTTTTGAAGTATCCATAATTAGATTATACCATCTTGCAACCTATCCAATCTGGATAGATTGACCACCTATACAATTAGATTTTGGATCAAATAAAAGCTCTACTACATCTGCAATGTCTGATGTGCTAACCTCTATTCCTATTGGCTGGGTTGCTATGTAGTATTGTAGATGTGGGCTAGTTACAAAAACAGATTCAGACATGTCTGTTCTTACAAGTCCAGGACAAATAGCATTTGGCCTAATTTTTGTTTTATACAGATCTTTAGCTAGCGATGAAGTAAAGCCTTCTATTCCAGACTTGCTTGCAGTATAGGCTGTATTTGAATTTGGAATGTGTGCTGCTATGCTACTCATATTAATAATTGGAGTATGGATATCTTTATTCATTAAATCTAAAAAAACTGAACATGTATTTATTGTGCCAATTAGGTTTGTACGTATTATTTTTTCATACTTTTCGTATGGCTGAAGTGCAAAAGGTAAAGGCTCCATTATTCCAGCGCAGTTTACTAAACCAGTTATATCTTTATCTTTAATTTTTTCATAAAGCAATTTAACACTTTCTATTTTTGAAACATCACACTGCTCAATCCTATATGGAGGAAATACATAATCAGATTCCCTTTCTTTTTTTAATGCAACTCCAATTATATCGTGACCTAAAGAATATAGCCTATCAGCTATAGATCTTCCAATTCCTCTACTAGCCCCTGTAACTATAACTGTCATTGTTGACCATGCTGTTTATTTTTAGTATTATTTTTTACACTAAGTTTTAAAACTTTTACTTCATGCTTACCCAAAGACTCATTTTTTTCATTTACAGCATCCCTATACCAATCTGTCCACTGACCAGACTTATTGATAACCTGAGACGCTTCTCCATACGATTGATTGGCCTGAAGTCTTTGTTGATCATTGTCTTCATAATCAATAACTTCTATTGATGTATTGTTCAGCGCTGATAGAGATATTGGAATTATTGTTGCTAACGGGGTTCCTGCTTTAATTATTATTGTTTTGTGTGCAGATTTTGACTTTATTGCCAGTGGCAATGGATTGTCATAGAATGATGTACTAATCATATTAGACATTGTTTCAAAGTCATCATTAAAATAGTTTACTGGATTAATAGTAAATAAGCTGACATCTTCATCTGTTCTAAAAACTAATCCAGTATTAAAGCTAATAGATGACTGACCCCTACCAGAATAAGCCCCCCATGGTGCAGAAATAATCTCTACATGCGTTGAATCTTGATCATTGATTCCATCCCATATAAACTCTATATCCTGCTTACATGAAAGACTCCACCCAACAACATTAGACTGAGTTACTGGAAAACATCTATAGGCATGACCATCAGATGTGGCATCCATCCAATCTCTTTTAATTGACATAGGAGAAATATTAAACAAACAACCTTGTTGCTTTTCAACTGATATGTTATACATTATTCTCTATCGTCAACATACATTTCTGGCGTATGAAACTTTTTATTGTAATCAAGCATTGTTACTATTGAATACTTTGTTCCAGATGTTACTGGCATTGCTTGATGTGGATACATAAAGTTTGAAGGAAAAATAAACAAGTCTCCAGCCTCTGGCTTAACATTTAAATTTTGTAGTCTAAAGTAAAGCTCTCCACCCTCGTAATCATCATTAACGTATGCTACCAAAGACAGCGTACAGTTATAAGAAAATCCATGGTCATGATGCTCTTTAAAGTGCTGTCCTGGTCCGTACTTAATAAAGTTAAATGCTTCCCAATACTTTAGCTCCATAATGTTGTACAACTTAGAATAATCTTCAACTGCTGCTTTTTTTGCATCATAAAGTTCTTGCCACATTGCCTGCAATTTTAAAGAGTCTTTGCTAGTGTCGTGCTCTATATCTGTTTTTTTAAATTTAAAATCTACACAATCTCTGTATTCTGGCATAAGTTGTTTATAACCAACGTATGCTGGATTCCAGCGATACATTTTGCCATCAAAAGCTTTTTCTCCTTCATGGACAACTGGTCCAAGAGTGTTTTCAAGCTTATTGATTACATCAAACTCTTTTTTTATAACGCCCTTGTAGACATATATTCCATTTCCAAGGTTTTTCTTTTCCGTCCATGTTTGCATTTTATTCCCCTTTACTTATATTCTCTTCTTGACCAAACTTTATTTTTATATACACCGCCATCTGGTTGACGATAAAATTGCATGTTCTTAACCATTTTATCATAAATTTGATACTGGTCTAATATTTGTATTTCATGATTCCAGTTCTCTCTTTTAAATGGCAAAACCTGAAGGTATGGAGTTCCTGCGGGAATTGTTCCTTCCCATCCCTCTGCTATGAAAAATGGAAAAGTTCCTAAAAGATGAACATTATCAGAATCAACCACTCCAGTTGTATTTAAAAATGGAAGATCAAACCTATTCATTGGTGTCATAAATAATGCGCTATATCCTTCTGGTAGTTCTAGTCCCCAATCAGAATACCAGGCAAAGTGATGCTTATAGTATCCTAGCGGATGCTCAAACTGTGGAATTGGTAATCTTGGCGTACAGAAGTCTTGATGCATTGGATCTTCAATTTTTACAGCAATTATTCCTTCATCATTTTTAGCAAATACTAAATCACAAGGAGTTTTAAAAACATATCCAGTTGAGAATGCATCCATTATTGCTGGACATGCTTTCCACGTTGGTATTTTTCCATAGTCGTCCAGTGTTCCCTCTTTAGGGAATGGGCAAACCTCTTTTGGTGCTTTATCATACTCATTAGTTGCTAAATTTTTTGAAAATCTATCTGCATCTTTATACCATTGAGGAATTACCGCCTGTGTTGGTGATGGAACAGATTTACTTTCTTTATTTAGCCATGGTCTAAAAGATCTAAAGATTGCTACGTTAGTCTTTATGCCCACTGCTTATGACCAAGCTCGTTAATATCTGTCATTACAACTACACAGTATTTTGTACCAGATTGCATTGGTAATGAGGCATGTTCATATATATAGTTTGATGGGAAAACAGCTATATCTCCTACTGTTGGCTTATATACTAAGTTATCAAGTCTTGGGAACTTAAGGTCCCCTCCCTCATAGTCATCGTTGATATAGATAACAGCAGAAACTGTACAGTTGTATGCTGGGCCGTGATCAGCGTGAATATTAAAGTGGGTTCCTTCTCCTTCATACTTTACAAAATTAAATGCCTCATAATATACTACATTAATTCCCCAGTACCTAGCATAATCATCTATGCAATACTTAAGTTTTTGATATATCTCTTCGTGTAAATCTATAAGATCTTTATTTGTGTCATTTTTAGGCCCTAGGCTTTCTTGCTTAAACTTAAAATCAACACAGTCTCTTGCCTTTTTTATTGCAGTTGTAGAGTTTGTAACTTTTGCTTCAGACCACTTATACCTTCCACCACTACTAAGGTTTGACTCTAGTGTTTTAATATATCTTTCGGAGTCTTCCAGTGAAAAGGTGTTCTTGTAAATATTTAAGCCCAAGCCTAGATTTTTAACACTAATTCCTTTATCTAGGATTCTTGAACGAAACCTATTAGAGGCTGTTTCTGATCTATCTTTGTTGAACCATTCATTATCATTTTCATTATAAGTTTCCATAGTTACTCCCTTAATATATTATAGCATAATGCCAAGCATCTGTAAATTTTATTTTTGCAATAAAGTAATATTATTTTCTTCTTTATTATACATAATTGGTGCAGGAATAATGTAGTTTAGTGCCTTCTTGTAATCCCCTTTAAAAAACCAAAAATCTGGTGGTGCAAAATTTATAAAAAGCTGTAGTGAGTAATCTTCTTCATTTGTTGATGTATATTCTGGCCTTGAATGAACCTCTTCACTTCCATATAAAAATACTGCAGAATTAGGCTTATCTATAAATAAGAAATCTTCAACCAAAAGTCCCCAGTCTTTTAAAGTTGTATCAATACACAAGTCAATAATGTGTGTACATGGCAACTTATCAATATGTGGAAGAAGCTTTGGAATATTACCATCAATTATTTGATATTTTACTATTTGTATATATGTAATTAATAAATCATCTACATTAAAATATTCTCTTGCTTTTGCAGTAAAAATATCTTCTATTTCTTTAGGAAAATCTATAAAAGATCCATATCTACTGTATCCATCTGCATAATGCAAATTGCTAAATGTTTTAGTTTTTTCAATACAAATATCAACAACTTTATCAAAGTCGTCGTGGTTTAAAAATGTATCTATACTATAAGATTTCATACTAACACTATACCATAAAAAATAATATTACAGTATTGGAATCCATAAATTTTGATCATTTCTTAGAATGGATGACAAGGGAGATAAATAATACTCTATGGTAATACAGCTTTCTTTAACCTTAGTATTTATAAGGTTTGTTGGGGATGAAAGCGTAACTGTATTTTGACTAAATGTATACTCTTTTTTATCATTATCAGCATAATATGTTTGATCTATGCCTTCTGATCCAATAACAACAAAACCATGAAATACTGGAATATCTCTTCCTGGAAAATCAAAAACTTCATTATTATTATTTTTAGTGTATTCAAATAATTTTCCTTTAATGAAATAATCTTGTCTATCTTTATATATTGAGTAATGCTTGCATGCTTCTTCTAGCAGCTCTGAAATTGTTTTATAAATTTTATATGTTTCTGCATTGTACTCCTGAAATATATTTTTAGGCTTATCTATAGTTACTGAGCCTAATTTATTAAAATTTTCATATGTGTATATATCATGATGCATACTTTTGCTTAAATTTAAAATATTTTCAGTATTTAGATTGTCTACATTTTTTGTAAATACTTGAATGTCTCTACTCTTATATTTCATACTGTATAAACCTCTTATCAAAATGTATTAGTGGATATGCTGGATCTCTAAAGTCAAACATATCAAAATCATCAACCTTTTGATTTTCAGTTTCTTTATTTAGAGAGTAAGCTCCCTTAAAAAGAAAATCTCCATTCTTGTGCTCACCATAAGAATATCTTATTTCATTTCCTAATAATTTAACAAACTCAGAACCAATAATAAGTGCACTTTTGCCTTTTCCACTTTTTCTTAACTTAGGAGATACAAACATTTTATTTGCCATATAATCTTTATCCCAAGTAGCATATATATCTGGATATTCATCTAGTATATAGTTAGAAACTATTGCTGTTCCGCTTGGATACCTGTCATTAAAGTAAAGAGAAGAGATCCCTGCCAATACGGGATGATCATTCATAAATGTCAAACATGACCAAGAACCAAATAATTCTTCTGGGTAATTCTTTACATCAGGATTGAATTCTATGACCTTATTAGCATCATAAATAATCATATTATATTATACCTGATCTGGATTCCATTCAATGTTGTCAAATGTTAATGAATGTTCTGTCCAGAAGAAGTCAAATGGTTCACAGTTTATGCTGTAAGCATAAAAAACGATATCCAAAAACTCTAAATCAGTGATATCAACAAAATCTAATTCAGTATAGTTAAAAACTTTGTCCGTGTTAACAAGTTCTGCAGCTGTTACAACCTTTGCAAGCCCATCTCTTTGAATAAGTAGATAGTGTGCATTTGTAAACATTTCTGTATTAACAGATACTGCGCCTCGTTTTTCATTAATAGATATACTATTAATTGTAGTCAATGCTGGAGTTGCTGATTTAATAATCTCTGGATCTAACGATACTGCTGCTAGATCTTCTGCAGTTGTTCCTGAAAGTGTAAAGTTTTGAGGAACTCCTGGAATATCCAAAGACATAATAACATCTCCAACCTGTAGATCTTGTGCACGGACTAGTCCATTTTCTGTTCTAACAAGTACGTTAGATCCTAGAGAACCCTTTCCAGGCATTTGACCGAATAGTGGGAAGTATGGAAAGAATGGGAAGTATGGACCAAAGCCTGGCGGGAAGAATGGACCAAATGATGGGAAGAATGGAAAAAACGGAGGGAAAAACGGAGGAAAGAACGGTGGGAAGAACGGTGATAGTGTAGTTACTGAAGCAGATGCTCCAGAAGTTATTCCAGCACCATTAGCATTTGTTGCAAAAGTTGTATATGTCTGGGAAGTGCCACCAGTATCTGCAATAACAATTGGAGAGGTAGCGCCTGTTCCAGAAGTGCCATCAGAGCCTTGTACAGTAATGCCAGTAATAGCCTTACCGCCAGTAGCAGGAACTGTAAATGCAATAGAGTTTGCATTTACGGCAGCAGTTGGTGTTGGTGGTTGCATAGTCCCTGGAACTGTTGTTGCTGTTACTGAAGAAGATGTTGTTCCTGTTGCAGTACCTGCAGCATTAGATGGTCTAACCAAAAATGTATATGCAGTACCTGAAGCAAGGCCCTCAAAAGTATAGGATGCAGTTGAATTTCCTGTTGTTACAGTATATGTAGATGGGTCTGTTGTAATTGTATAGGAAGTAGCAGCTGGAGATAGTGCTGGAAGAGTCCATGCCAAGCTTACAGCGCCTCCTGTGCCAGCAGCTGAAGCTGTTGACGTAGTGTTTGCTATTGACAAATGTGGTCTAGAAGTTCCAACATCTGTAGCCGTTAAATTTGTTACGTTTGACGGTTCCAAAAAGTCATTTGAAGCTTGTGACTTTTTTCCAATTTTTTTGCCTGCTGCCATTTTATTCTCCCCTATATTTTCTTAAGCTGTCAAGTCGCCAAAAACAACCCAGGTATTTTCTGCTCTTTTAAAGAGAGTCGCAGATGACCATTGAGTTCTTAGTTTTAATCCTGGTGTTGCATTTACTGTTACTCCAGCATCTCCAGCAATTGTTACTTGTCCTGTAGAAGTCTGAAGGATATCTATGGAAGTTCCAACTGGAAAAGCTACTGCTGAGTTTAGTGGAATAGTAATTGTTGTAGCACTTGCATTCGCAACTTCAATCAAATCATCTCTTTCAGTAAGTGATGAAAGTGTGTATGATGCCGTCTTCTGAATGATTGGTGTACGTGATGGAACTCCTTCTAGAGTTTGTGTTCCATCTGTGAAAATAAATCCACCAGCAGTTGAGCTAATTACTGCAGTTCCATTTACCTTTAAATCTTTTCCTGAAGCAAGGTTGATATGCTCTGAAGATGTCCAAGAATCTGTAGCATCTACCCAGTTAAAAGTCTTATCTGTTGCGCCCTTAAGGGTAATACCGCCACCATCTGCAGTTACATCTGATGGGCTAGCAACTGAACCTAGTTCAATGTTTTTATCATCTACAGACATTGTTGTTGAATTTAATGTTGTAGTAGTTCCATTAACTGTTAAATTACCAGAAAGTGTTAAATCTGCTGCTGCTACTGTTCCTGTAAATGTTGGTGAAGCAAGTGGAGCCTTAGCATCTAATTGTGTTTGGATAGCGGAAGTAACTCCGTCTACATATCCAATTTCAGTTGAAGAGACTGTTGAAGATATTCCAAGTTTTGTCCAGTCAATTGCTGCAGATGCATTAATATCTACGTTTGCGATTGTGCCATCAAGAATCATTGTACTTGTTACGGTGCCAGAAGGCAATGTTACAGTGCCTGTAAATGTTGGTGAAGCAAGTGGAGCCTTAGCATCTAATTGTGTTTGAATTGCTGAAGTTACACCATCAAGATAGCCAATTTCAGTATCTGAAACATTTGCAACAATAGGTTGTTTGGTGTTTATTTGAGCCTGGATATCCGAAGTTACGCCATTTAGGTATCCAATTTCAACACTTGAAACATTGGCATCAATGTTTTGCTTATTGTCTAGCTGAGTTTGAATAGAAGAAGTGACACCAGCTACGTAATTTAAAGCAGTTGCTGTTGCTGTCAATACAACATCTTCATTGATTTTAGGGCTTGTAAGAGTTTTGTTTGTTAAGGTCTGTGTGTTTGTTGTACCAACTACTGCGCCAGTAGCACCGTGTGCTTCTGTAGCATTTGAGTGTGTTGTTACGGCTGAATTTGCATATGTCTGCGTTGCAAGAAGTGAAGTATCTGCAATACCATGTATATTGGTTGTAGGTGTAGCGTGGTTTGAAACTAGATTATCTACATAATTTTTTGTTGTTATCGTAGCAGTGTCTACTGCAATAGTTAGAGTGTTTGTTCCATCGTTATAAGTCTTTGTGATACCTGTACCCGCTGTAAGCGCTGTATCAATTGCATCCTGTGAAAGTTCTGCAATGTCAGATGTTAAGGCTACTGTACCTGTTGCATCTGGAAATGTAATGGTGCGATCCGCTGTAGGATCTGTTACTGTTAGTGTAGTCTCAAATGCATCTGCTGTAGCACCTTCAAAAACAATTCCTGTTGTAGCATTAATTGTTGTGCTATTAATAGTGGTGGTTGTACCACTTACTGTTAAGTTTCCTGAAACTGTAATATTTCCGCTACCATCAGATAAAACCACTGTTCCTGTAGCATCTGGAAGAGTAATTGTACGATCAGCAGTTGGATCTGTTACGGCAACTGTAGTTTCAAACGCATCAGAAGTTGCACCTTCAAAAGTAATGCTTGAACCAAATGCTGGGTTTACTGTTGAGTTAGCATCAATGAAGTAGTCAAGGTTGATCCAGTGATTTGTTCCATCACCAATTTTAAATTTATTTGTGTC